CCAGAAGACATCGAAACCCGCCTGATCGGGCGGCAAGGGGGAAGCAATGAAGAAGAATGAACACACGCCGGCAGGAGCCGAGTTTCGCACCTGCAACGTGTCCATGTCGGAGATCCGCATGGACGAGACCGATGCCGACAGCCCCGCCCGCATTGTGGGCTACGCTGCGACGTTTGACAGCCTGAGCCATGATCTGGGCGGTTTCCGCGAGAAGATCGATCAGGGGGCATTCTCGAGGGCACTGGGCGAAGGTCAGGATGTCCGGGCGCTGGTCGATCATGATCCAGGCAGAATTATCGGCCGCAGTTCGAGCGGTACGCTTCGCATGATTGAGGACAATCACGGCTTGCGTGTCGAGATCGACCCGGCGGATACGACTGCCGGCCGCGACATCATGGAAAGCATTAGCCGCGGAGACGTTTCGGGCATGTCGTTCGGCTTTACCGTGCGGGAAGATGATTGGAACATCGTGGACGGGGAGAACATCCGCACCTTGCGGGATATGGACCTGTTCGATGTCAGCGTCGTGACGTTCCCGGCGTATGAATCGACCGAGGTGGCGCTGCGGAGCCTGTGCCAGTTTCAGGCTGATCTGGCTGAAGTCGATGAAGACATCGAGCGGGCCGACGCCACGGCTACGCGGAAGGCCAAGATCCGGCTGGCAGAATCTGAGTGATTCTATTCGGACAGCCGCAGCGGATCGCTGTGGGCGTTCGTACAATTTACACGCGGATGGATTTCTGGCTTCGGGAGCCGTTGCTCGACCACCAGCCACCGCAGACATCACACGCACGCCGTCGCGGGCGCATTGTCAAAAAGACCGTTCACTGGAACCGTTGGCGATGCGCCCGCGTTTTTGCGCACCGCTCAATCAATCACTAACAAGGGAAAAAGAAATGTCCATTCAAGACAAACGCGAGCAGCGTGCCAAGCTGGTGCAGCAGGCTCGTGCCATTCTCGATGGTGCTGACGCCGAAAGCCGCAGCATCACCGCCGAAGAGGAGCAGAAGTTCGACGGCATCATGGCCGACGCTGATGCACTGACATCGGCAGTCGAACGTGAATCACGGATCGCCGGCTTCGATGCCGACCTGTCCGAGACTCGCACCCGCGTCACGAAGTTCGAGCCGACTACCGGCATGGATGAAGTGGTCGCCAACAACGTCAGCCCGATGGGAACCGACGAGTACCGCCAGGCATTCGATCGCTACCTTCGCACCGGCTCCCGGCTCGAGATGCGTGCATTGGAAGTCGGCACGGCAGCCGAGGGCGGCAACATCGTCGACGATGCCATGGGTTCCGAGATCGTCAAGAAGGCCGACGAAATGAGTTTCGTCCGTGGTCTTTCGCGTGTGATCTCAACCAACTCTGACACGAAGATTCCGATCGAGTCCACGAAGGTGGCCGCCGCAATCGTCGCAGAAGAGGGCGCATACGGCGAAACCGATCCGGCGTTCGGGTCTACTACCCTCTCCAGTTTCAAGTTGTCTTGCCTGATCAAAGTCTCGGAGGAGCTACTTTTTGACTCCGAGTTCAACCTCCAGGCCTATCTCGCCGAGGCAATGGGCCGGGCGTTCGGCATCGCCGAGGATTCCTACTTCCTCGCCGGAACCGGATCAGGCCAGCCGACTGGTGTGATCGCAACCAGCGGCGTCGGTGGTGTCACTGCTGGAAGTGCAACGGCAATTACATCCGATGAGATCATCGACATGTACCACGCCGTCAGCAACGAGTACCGCCGCGGCGATCGGCTTGCCTGGGCGGCTGCCGATGGAACCATCAAGCTCATCCGCAAGTTGAAGGATGGGGATAATCAGTACCTTTGGCAGCCCGGTCTTCAGGCCGGCCAGCCCGAGACGCTGATGGGCGTTCCCATCTACGCGAACAGCAGCATGCCGGCCGCAGAAAGTGGCCTGAAGGCGCTGACGATGTGCAATTTCGATTACTTCTACATCGCAGACCGTGGAAGCATCGGAGTCCAGCGCCTCGATGAACTCTACGCCGGAAACGGTTACGTAGGTTTCAGAGCCTACCGCCGTCTCGATGGCGCTCTGGTTCAGGGTGCTGCCGGTTCCGTTCTCACCATGGCTTGATCCATGGGTGACTGATCCCAACAGGGGGGCGGCCGATGGGCCGCCCCCTATCAGGGGGACGAGTATGAAACTCACGTTCACGAAGGCATGCGAATACGCGGGCCGATCCTACGAAGCCGGGCAGGTTGTATTGATGACCGGATACGGTGCGATCGATCTGCTGAACGCAGGCATGGCAACGTGCGATGATGGCCGTTGCGGCCATTGTCCAGATGAAACCGAATGCCAGACGGCCAGCGTCAACCCGACATCCGAGCGGGCTACAAAGAAGCGGGCAAAGAAGTCGATGCCGGCGGAAGGTGAAGCCTGATGCCGTTGACACTCACGAGCGGGCCAGCCATTGAGCCGTTGACAACGGCGGAAGCGAAATCGCACCTGCGTGTCGATACCAGCGACGATGATACGCTGATCGATTCGCTGATTCTGGGCGCTCGCCATTTCATCGAGAACTACACAGGCCGGCAGTTGATCCAGGCAACTTGGGTGCTTCGGCGTGATGGGTTCGCCAATGAACTCTACCTACCGCGTGGGCCGCTCTCGAGCGTGTCCAGCATCCAGTACATCGATCAGGATGGGGCAACGCAAACGCTTGCCGGTTCGGGGTACACCGTCGACGCACATAGCAATCCTGGCCGCGTGGTGCTGGCATACGGCCAGACTTGGCCGAACGTCCGCGATCAAATCAACAACGTCACCATCACATTTGTTGCCGGCTACGGCACTGCTGTCACTGATGTACCCGAGCCGATCCGGCAAGCGATGCGGCTGCTTGTGGCACATTTCTACGAAACTCGAGAGCCGTATATCGTTGGAACGAGCGCCAGCCCAGTGCCGTTTGCCATCGAGTCGCTGCTCTGGCAATACAAGGTTCCAAGCTACTCATGAGAGCCGGCCTACTACGCAATCGGGTGACGATACAGACGAGATCGGAAACCACCGACGATTTCGGTGAAATCGATTTTGCCTGGTCTACGCTTGCAACGGTCTGGGCGACGATCGAGCCGCTGTCGGGCAAAGAACTGATGAACGCAGAACAAGCCAAATCAGTTGTAACGCACAAGGTGACGATGCGACATCTTGCCACGGTAACAGCAAAAGACCGCATTCTGTACGACTCCAGAACATTCCAGATCGAGAGCGTGCGGAACTTCCGCGAGCGCGATATCTCTTTGGAACTGATGTGCAAGGAGGAAGTGTAATGGCGAGAGCAATTGAAACCATTACGCTCGAGGGCGACAAAGAACTGGTAGAGGCACTGGGCAAGCTGGGCGAGAAGGTTGAACGCAAGTTCCGCCGCACGGCTGCAAGCCAGACGATGCGAGTGCTGAGGACGAAAGCACGAGACGCCGCTCCCAATATCAAATCGAAATCGGACAAATCGTCCAATCTGCGGCAAGCCATCAAATCGAAGGTGAACGCCAAAGCCGGCCGGCCAGTTGAAGGCCATGTATTTGTCAACTACGACGATTCCAAAGGCAAGTCAGCACGCTGGGCGCATTTCTTTGAAGGCGGCACAAAGCAGCGAACAGTCAAGACCGGCCCATATGCCGGCCGCGACGTTGGCCGCATCCAGGCATACAAGTTCATGACGCAGACATTCGAGCGCAACCGCCGTTATGCGATCAATTTCTTTCAGCGGCTGCTACGGCAGCAAGTCGAAGCACACGCAAAGACCAAAGGCGGCAAAACAAAGTTTACCGGCAAGGGCAAGGATTTCCGGGCCGGCTCGTTTGTGGAGAAGGTGTAGCCCATGGCTGACATCGAACACGCATTGCGAAACAGGATTCGCTCCACCACGGCCGTCACCGACATCGTGGCCGCTCGAGTGTTTCCGATTTACGTGCCGAAGGGGCAGAGCCTGCCGGCGATCGTGTACGAACTGATCAGCACCGACCCCGTTGAATCGAACGATGGGCATTCTGCATTGACCTATGCACGGTTCACTGTCGAGTGCTTGTCGAAGTCGTACAGCGAGGTGAAGGATCTGGCTGAGAAAGTACGCCTGGCCGTCGACGGCTACAGCGGAACCGAGGCCAGCGTCGCAATCAGTTCGACTAGGCACATGGGAAGTTCAGACGATTGGACAACGCCGGCCGACGCCGGCGAAAAGGGTACGCACCACGTGGTGCTTGATTTCAGACTGGGATACACATCGGCCACGAGCTGATACAGGGGACAAAGATATGGCAGCCATTGACGGACATGGGACAACATTGCACTACGATGCGACAACTACGGCAGATCCGACAAATGCAGTCGGCGAAGTCGTCAGCATTGGCGGGCCGAATCTGAGCCGGCCGATGATCGAATCGACGAACATGGATTCGACTGCTCGAGAGTTCATTGCAGGCGGGTTCTACGATGTCGGAACGGTCGATGTCGAGATCCAGTACAACCCAGGCACGACTGCGCAGGATGCACTGAGTACGGCGCTCACTGCCGGCACGCAGCTCGCATTCAAGATTACTTGGAGCGATACCTCCAAGGCAGTTTTCGAGGGCTTTGTGGAGTCGTTCAGCGTTACCGCTGAAATGGAGGACCGGCTCACTGCGAGCATGTCCATTCGCACCACCGGGGCCGTGACAATTACAACCGCCTGATTCAAGGGAACACCGCATGCCTATCCTCACACGCGACCAGATCCTATCTGTCGAAGACCGAGCAACCGAATCGGTCGATGTACCAGAATGGGGCGGCTCTGTCATCGTTTCCACGATGTCAGGCCGAGAACGAGACGAGTTCGAGTCGAGCCTGCTGGCCGACAAGGGAGCCAGCAAGGACGCCAACATGGCGAACCTGCGGGCTAGGCTCGCATCGCTCTGCTGTGTCGCGGAGGATGGCACGCGGATGTTCACGAAAGCCGACATCGAAGCGCTTGGCAACAAGTCGGCTGCTGCATTGAATCGCATCTTCATCGCCGCCCAGCGGCTCAACGGCATCGGCGAGGATGCCGTGGATGAACTGGCGGGAAACTGAACCAGCCGGGAAGCAATCGAAAGTTCTACTTTCGGTTGGCCCTGGCGCTGGGCATGACTGTCAGGCAACTGCTTGACAGTCTCGACTCGAGGGAGTTGGCCGAATGGCTTGCGTACAGCAAACACATCGAGCCAATCGGCGAAATCCGTGCGGATCTGCGTGCCGGCATTGTGGCGTCGACACTTGCAAACGTGAACCGCGGAAAGAATCGCCAGCCGTACAAGCCGGTGGATTTCATGCCGTATTTGGACAAGCCGCAGCAGTCTGAGGATCAAATGCAAAAGGCATTCTTCGCTGCGTTTGAGGAGAAGAAATAGATGGCTGCAACGATCGGCAACCTGTTCATCAACCTGAAAGCAAACAGCGCCCCGCTCCAGGCAGGGCTGAAGAAATCGCAGAATGCCGTGAGCAGCTTCTCGTCTGGAATGTCGAAGATGCGCGGCGGCATTTCTCGAGCCACGAAGCATATGAAGTTGCTGGCGCTTGCAGCAGTTGCTGCCGGCACGGCCATCGTGGTCAAGACGATGGCAAGCATTGACGAAATAGCAAAGATGTCGAAAGTGCTGGGCATGACCACGCAGGAAATGCGTGAGTTTGCACACATCACATCGTTGGCCGGCGTCGAATCCAAGTTTGCCCAGAAATCGCTGCTGAATCTCGTGCGATCGACGGCCGAAGTTGCAAACGGTACAGGCTCTGCGAAAGATGCGTTTGCAATGATGGGCATCAACGCCAAGGAAATGGCGAAGCAGACCCCGCTGCAAATGCTTGACACGCTGGCGGATGGATTGGAGAACGTGACCAATCAGACCGATCGTGTGCTGGTGGGATATAGGCTCTTTGGCACCCGAGGCATCCAGATGGTTAATTTGCTTCAAGAAGGTTCTGCCGCTCTTCAGCAGCAGCGTGAAGATTTCAGGGCAATCGGCGGAGTCATTTCCGACATGGCAGCCGGTGGCGTAGAGCAAGCCAATGATGCAATGACAAGGCTGAAAGCGTTCTTTACTGGCGTGGCGCAGGTTGCTGTAGTTCATTTGGCTCCAGCCATCACGAAATTGGTTGATCGCATGACTGCCTGGATCAAATCGATGGGCGGGGCTGGTGTCATTGGCATCAAAGTATTCGGCGCTATTGCTGAAGCCATTTCGGTGGTGCTGGATATGTTTCACACTTTGAGCATTGGCGTCCGCACAATCATCACATCAGTCAGATGGCTGGCATCGCAGTGGATCTATTACTTCAATGAAATCATGGGCGAAGCAATCGTTAGCCTGATTGAGCTGCTGAGCGATGATTGGGGCAAGGCTGCAAGGCAGGCCCAGAATGAAATCCGGGCCATTGCGTTGGAGATGGAACGAGCCGCGGAAACTGATTTCAATGATCTGCTTGACGAATCAGTCATGTCAGGGTGGGGCGATCAGGTGCGCGATTTCACCGGCCAACTGCTCAAAGAAATGGAAGCAGCAAATCAGCTCGAGCAGTCTATCGACCGAACAGCAGACGCCCATCGGGATCTGGCCGGGGCTACAGCAGAATCGACCGACCAGGCCATGAAGTTCATTGAACAACTGGACAAGCAACTCCGAACGTTTGGCATGACAAGCGAGATGGCGAAATTGTCAGAGTTGGAGCGTGCCGGCGTCGATCCCAAGTTCATCGATATGGCACGAACTCGAATCAAAGTTCTCGAGGCTATGCGTGCAAGCGCCAAGCAAACCGCAGCAGTCCCATCATCTTCCGCAGTTGCTTCGACTGATCCGGGTGCAGTTTCGTCCAACGTCCAGACGGCCATCGGTGCGGCCACGTTTGCGTTTGAGGCAAAAGACAAGGTTCAGGAGCAGCAACTGGAAGAGGCTGAAGAGCAAACCAGTGGAATCCGGCAACTGGTCGACTTGACCAAAACCGTATCTTCGACACTTGAAAACGTCTTTGGCGGGGTACTGCAATGAGCATCGAAGTGAAGGAACTACTGGAAGGCCGTTCGGTCTCGTTTGCCAATGGCGCGTATCGCTCTGCCGTCCGCGAGTTTCTGGTCTACGAAACGACAACCGCCAACATCGATGTGCAGGAAATACTGCCGTTGGCTGGAATCCCCAATGTCGGCTACATGCTGGTGCAGGGCGAGGCCCATCCTACGCTGCCCGATTTGTCGGCTCAGGAAGCAGCCATTGCGCCGATCACTGATCGAAAGAACGCATTCCGCGTCAGCATCACCTACAAGCGAATCGTGACCTATGGACCAGATGCCGATCGCCCAGGCTACATGGAGTTCTCGAGTTCGATCACGGCAGAGTTTCGTGAGGTGTGGCGTACTGACCCCGAGGATTTGCCGATGACATCAATGCCCGGCAACAACGACATCGGCGGCACTGCTGTCGATGTAAAGGGCGAGCCGGTATCCGTACCGTTCACGACTGCCAGCATTCAGATCCAGCACGTGATCGAAGGAAACTTTCCATTCAGCTTCATTCAGTCGTTGGCCGGCCGCCGCAATGAGTCGGCATGGGGCATTTATCCCGCCGGCACAATTCTGTTCGAGGGTGCAGACTGCTCGAGCATCGGCGTCGGCCGTCGCCGGCTTACGTACACATTCCACCACGACCCGAATGGTCACCTGCGGCAAGTGAGCGTGCCGGATTTTGCTTCTGGTGCTGCAATCAATACGGGAACCGCAGCCGAATACGCATTGAATGCCTACCCGGTGATTCATCGCCAGCCGTTTCCAGGCCTTGCAGATTTCAGCGAGTTAGGCGTCGACGAGATTCTGGTGGTGGAATGAGCCGGATACCAAACATCAGCAAAGGGCTGGGCGCTCTTACGCCGCAAGCATGGGCGAAGATCATGCAAGCAGTGTCATGGATTGAGCGCTTCGGCCGGCTGCTTGAAGGTTCGGCATCACGTGTCACCGAATGGAAAGCCCTGCCGGAAGTGTCAGCATTCCCGGCAGTCATAACTGACTGGGCTTGTCATCAGATCGACCCGCATCGATATCGCTACTCGTGGGAAATGCTAGCCCCCAATGACAAGACGGATTTGATGGTTTCCGCTGGGGCGACAAGCAGCGGCACGCACGTGCAGAGCATGTACCCCAGGCAAATCTACGGCTTGAAGAACGGTGGATCCAGCTCAGGGTATGGCCCGGCGTACAACGTGCCGGAGTGGGGATATTCGGATACGGATTTGATTCCACCGGGATTCGACACCGCTGATTCGCAATGGCCGAGCGGCAGCAGTTTCCAAATGCAGCCCATCCAGAAACGAAGCATGGTGATCATGTACATGATGCCGGCGGAGGTTCTCAACTTTACGCAGTCATCCGAAACCGAGGTTTCTGCGACGAATCTGGTTCCCTGTTTCTGCTTGTCGAACATCGTGAACGGGGTATGTCCATGAAGCGGGTGATATCTCGAGGCTTCGGGAAGTTGACCCCTGCGCTATGGCGTGACCTAGCCGCCATGGCTCGATTCGTTCAGAATGACGGCACAAGGCTTCAGCGAATTGCAGCAAAGAGGCGAAAGCATGCCGCACGGAATACGCGGATCATTCTGGCAAAGATCACCGGCGCAACGCCTGACCCGCGAAGGTATCACGGCATCGAGCCGACCGGGGGCTGGGGCGTGTTGACGCGATGGGCATACGACTGGGAAATGGTTTCGCCCGAGCCGAATCTGGCGGCTGATCCTGATTCCATTTCGTTCCCGACTGCCGGCAGCGCTACGTCCTACACCGACAGCCGCTCTGCATTTGCCGGCACATCGACCACCGGCATGGGGCCGGCTTTCAACCTGCTCGAGCAGAACAACCGCGAAACCGGCAAGCAAACCGTGGACGGCGATGCAGTGCCTGGAGGGAAGTACGCCAAAGTAGCGCCCGGCTTTCCCGTCCAGAACTCGACTTCAGTGGTTTCCACGTATGCCAATTACTTGATGCCCGAAGATTGGAGCGTACAGCCGATCAGCATCAATACCATCGTGGTGATGTATCTGGTTCGCACGCCAGTGAAATCAACGCTTCCTAGTTCATCATCCTCGAGTGCAACAGAGTCGCACAATCTGGTGCCGTGCTTTCAGCTCACGAATGCGTTGGGCCGGTCGCACTATTACGACGGTTCAAGGGGTTCGACATGCTCCTGAATGATCAGATCACTGCTGGATTGGGAAGGCTCACGCCTTCGCTCTGGAAGCGGATGATGTCAGCGGTGCATTGGTTCCGGCGAAACCGTCATCGTATTGCCCAGTTTGCTCGTGACATGGAGCAACGCAGCGAACTGCCTGGGCAGCCGTTGATATTGATATGCACATTGTCGGATCGTGATTACGACACCGGCGGCAATATCAGTTTCGGCGGAGGTGCTTCTGGCATTCTTGCAACAAATGAATGCGAATGGATTTCGGATCCCTACGACGGGACGCCGCCGCGTACATGCACCACCGGATCAGGTGACGTATGCGATTCACCTTGCAGCCGATACGACTCAGCCGCCGGCCGCACGGTTCCCACTACGGTCTGCTTTTATTACTGGCAGCATGTCGACTGGATCAATGAAACCATCGACGCATCAGCATCGCCTGGACCGGCTCAGTGGTCAACGACGCCGGCCGGAATAACGTGGTTCCAGACTCAACTCGAGACATGGGTAACAAGTGACAGCGAGAACGAGCTGCGACTAGCCCAGGCAAGCCGAATCGGAGGCAATTGGTACACGCCGCCGCCAGTGACTGGAACTGAGAACCTATCCGAACCTGAGTTCGAGGAAGTTGGCATCAATTCGACGCTGCCGGTAGGTCTTCCGCCTGCGATCAACTTGGCAACAATCGGGGCCATCAAGAACAGCGAACGATCTGCCCCTGATTCGAGTCCCGGCTGGGATCATTGGTATTCCTTCCGGCACGCATCGAACTGCCGGCACGGTGAAGCACCATTTAGCGGAATCATGCCGCCATCGTTGCATCTGACGCAAGTGGTCGATTCTGATGGTGAAGTTGCTTCGACTACGTGGGCAGATTTCAACCCAATAAAGTCGCAGCCGATCAACTGGTCGCCGCTGGTAGCGTTGCATTTCTTCCCGTCAGAGTTTCGATCGACCGAATACATACTTGGCGGGGGAACCATTACGAAGCCGGACGAGCTGAATATCACGCATCCATTCTTTTGCATCACGCCGATTTACTCAGGCGACGGCTGTTGCTGCAACGTGGGGACGAACTGATGCCGTCATATATCCATGCGTGGTGCAGCGATTGCGTGAAGCAGAGTTCTGGATGTGGGTACAACTGCGCTTCCTTGTCATCGGCTGATGGGCCGCCTCGATGTGCGGATGCGTGCATGTCTTCGATGCCGGGCGTGGATTACTTCAGCAAGGCCACATCTGTGAACAGCACATTCACGACGCTAGGGCGTGGCATCAATATGCAATTTAGCGGCGTGACACTGACCGGCGGCTGGGGATCGTGGGTATTGCCGGCATTTGGCTGTTCAGGGGAGTATCCCCCAGGCACGTGCCAGCAGACTCGATGCGCCAGTACCGAGTACGCAGCCGATGATGCACTGGGCAGCGGGTGCGACATTTATTTGCCTGACGGGTACGCATCGCACGGTGATGCGCCGACTGGATCGGGTGTCGATGACACTGATTGCACGTGTGGGCCTGGAGGCGGCACTGGGTCGTGCGCGGGGTCGACCACCGGCACGCGAAGCACGAAAGCATACGCCACATTGGTCGACACGTGGACGGTCTCGAGTTCAACCTCTTCATCCACGCCGGCATTCTTCTGCGAGATGTACAAGCATTTCTGTCAGGATGCAGACTATTGCAAGGCGACCGGCTCGTGCGGTAGTGGTGAATGCAAGCCAGCGCCGCATACGTGGGGGCTGTTCGCATTCATGGATGGGGACATCACATCGTCCCCAGGCAATCCATCCGCCGGCTACGACTCTCCAAGTGCAGTGTGGCCGCTGTCGGATAATGTGATCAAAATACGGCAGACCGCAGCAGAGCATGCTGCCGGCACAAAGCCGAAGGTATACGTTAGCGTGCGTTTCGAGCTGCGGCTGCTCTCGATCGGCGATATTCCAGCATCATGCGACGGCGGAGGCGGGCAGGGTTCCTACCAGCACATCAACTGGATACATCCCAGATCATGGCGAATCACGTGGGTTGGTTCGCTGGCTTCAAATTGCTCGTGCCTAACTGATATCACGCTGACCAGCGTATATTCCTCTTCATTCAATACGACTTGCAGCGGTGCAGATACGTGTGCATGTACGAAAGCCTGCTGCTCTCAGGATATCGAGGCAGTCGACTGCACCACAGTTGCCGAGAATGAAGACGATCCCGGTGGTTCTAGTGTCGAGGCATGCGTCGATAACTGGTGCAGCGATCCCTGCGGCGATGCGTTCCAAAGCCCGCCATGCAGCACGACAGGGGAAAACAAGTGCTGGCCGGTATGCTCAGGCAATACGCCTTCATTCGATCCAAGTGATGTATTGAATCCGCCGTATGCAGTGAATGAATATACCAGTGCTTCATGGCCGGCAGCGCCGCCATGCGTGGCCGCTGCTTGTCTTACTGGCTGCAATAAGGCCCGAACGTGCAAGAACAGCAGCGGATCAATGTGGAATGCTGGCGTGCCGAATGTCATTTGTGACGGGTGCCATACGAAGGTTGAAGCCGCATCAGAAGGCGATGATGAGCATCTAATCGACAGCGGCA